CAACTGCAGACGGGAGTTAGAGAGGTCAAGAAGGAAGAGCCCATAGGGTGAAAGCGTTACTAAGAGTCGACGATAAAAAAAGAGCTTAGCAACCCACCAAGAGTTCAAGAGAAAGAACTCAAGGAGCCAGAGAGAATCTCAGGAATTTCCACATGTTATTGTTCGCCCCATTCGGGTACCGCTATTGCGGTCCACTATCTGTAAGCGATTTTAATGAATCATTACTGTGTTGAAGGATTTATTTGCATCTCTTAGACACAGTCGCTGGAGATGTATTGTTCGTTTTATGTTAAGACATGACGCTGACTATTACAACTTCGATTTCTTACAAATAGGATCTTCGTGACTATGAAAAGTCCTAAAACTATTCACCCGTCCTATGAAGTTTAAAAGGTGAGCTTCGTTCAAAACCTTACTCATTTGCCCCGGCCATCCCACGCCTCCCTGAAATTCTTTGGCTACGGAAAGTAAGTCTCCGGCAAATGTTTAGAGTAGGATTTTGGTTAGCCTGCAAATTAACCCATATATCAAAGGAATTTATAAATGGTTCCTCTGATGAAACTGTTACGTTTAGACCCCATATATAGCGCCTGTCAATTGCCGGCAGCTGCTCCCTATATGGTCGCCCGTTCAGGGTATATACCTAGCTCTAAGCACGAACCCCCCCCTTAAACTTGTTACCCTCTCGCTCCACACCATGCGGGGGCTAACGCCCCACCCTTTTGTGCCTTCACTGGAAGGCACGTCTATCCAGGACGACCCTTGTCTCACGACGTTTTCGTGTACCCGACTTATCGCATTTATGTGGGAAGTCATCTTTCGCTTAGAATACGGATGCTATTTGCTTCTTGACTTCTGGGCGTTTGCGCATGCTTTGTTTTTTGCCATGTGTGTTTTCATGTGTATTACTCTTGTTGAGTTTCACTTTATGGTTACACGCCCTGGTGATTATACCAGATGGGTTTTGCCCATTCTGCGCATGCGCTTTTGCTGCGGCACCCCCGACTTGTCCGGTTCCTCTTCTGAGGAACCCCCGATATCCGATACCGAGTCCTTTTCGTCCTCCTCTTTCGAGAGCGAGGAATCAGATTCTCCACTAGTGGAGGATTTTCCCGATTTCGAATTTGACTCTGATGTTTATGAAGATGCTGACACACCCCGCTTTCAAACGCAAGCGAGTTATGCTAGTCTCTTCTCCGATGCGCTTTTGTCAGACGCTGAAACCATAGATATGGTGGAAGACCTGCTGATTTTTGCGACCCAACTGTATCGAGCCCAATCCTTAGCTGATGTCTCATTAGCCTTGGTAGTCCTTGTCAAATCTAGGAACAAGGGCCCGATAACCCACGGCATCTCCTCGAACCCAATGTTTCAAACTCTGAATCAGATGTTCAAGGAGTTCAATATTTCGGATGAACTATTACTGCACAAGATCGAAGTTGCCTACGCCACTCAAAGTGGTACAGGTGATGATGAACCCACTAGCACTTTCAACGCTGCAATATCTGCGGCTGAAGAACATTTGGTAGGTTGGAAAGCCCTTAGGGGTTCGCCGATCTTTGCCAAGCTTTATGAGTTCCTTATGTATGTAATGTCGTATAACTTGCTTGACCAGATAGGTGTTGACTTCAACACCTTCAATTTTTCAAAGATGCATGCTGCTGCAGTGCAGCGCAAGTATAGTAACAAGATTGACTTTGCCGAGTGCATGATTGACACAATCCTGTACATCTGCAAAGCTGGCCAACAAGTTTATGCCACTGGGAGAGTATCGTCTCTCTACCACAGTGGTGCGACCTATGAAGATTTTTTAGCTTCTATTGTCAAAGTGGAAACTCGAGTTGCGGTCATGGACTCTATGAGAGATGATGATCACGACCCCCACACCATTCTGGCAAACATTGAAAACTTGCACGCCCAAGGCATGGAGATTTATCGCCTAGCCGAAGGAATGGACAAGAAATTCATTGAGAAGTTACTTTATCGTCTCCAGATGGCTGACCAGTCAGTGAAGTTGTCTAGTCAAGCCAGAGAGTTTCGTACGCCTCCATGGAGTATGTTGCTTTTTGGTCCATCTGGCACTGGGAAAACCACGTTTATTGATTACCTATATGGTCTGACGTGTGCGTGGCTATCCATGGCCCGTGATACCTCAGGCAAATTCGTAGTGAACCCAGCTGCAAAGTTCTGGGACGGTTTTACCTCAAGAAGTTGGTTTATCGTTCTGGATGAGTTGGCCTCCGAGTTGCCTGACAAGGTGTCCAGTTTGAAGGAAAGCAGTGTGGCTAACCTTTTGCTGCTCTGCAATCCTTTGCCCTTCTGCCCTGATCAAGCTTCACTTGAGAAGAAAGGAACAGTTCCGGCTTTTCCTAAAGTTCTCATTGGCACAACTAACGAATTGTCCCTTAATGCTGAAAGGATGTACTCATGTCCCGAAGCGTTGAGGCGCCGATTGCCGTTTTGTGTTCGTCTTGAACCTCTAGCACGATTTTGTAAAGGAGGAATGCTTGACAAGAAGCTTATTATGGCAGACCCGGTTAGGAGCAAACAGTCCGTACCTGACGTTTGGGACATTTATGTCTATCAATTCGTTGCGAATGTCGGAAATGCTCCTGCCAATCCTGGCATTGGATCCTACCATTGGGTCCATTGTGCCGAAAAATCGAACGGGAAAGGTGAGTATTATGCCCTCCATGCAGATGAGAGTGCTGACGCAGATTGCCTCGATATGCGACAGTACCTTATTTGGATGAAGCATTCTCTCCTAACCCATCATGAAACACATAGAGAATTGCAACTGCAGCGAGAAGCTGCACTTGTGAATCCTGTGTGTGATGAATGTGGCCTTCCCAACTCGTACTGCCTCTGTCAGTTTGAAGCACAGATGGGTGGTGTCGAGTCCTGTCTGTGGCTTCCTTTAGCTACGTTTTTGAGCGTCATGGCGTACAACCTCGCGCTTATGCTCACTTCGTGGATGCATCGCCAGGTTTGGCGCAAGCTCCTCGAAGCACTTTTCGACCGTGTTGGTTGGTGGATCCGCAAGGGCCACCGTGTAGCTAAGTCGAAAGTCAAAACGTCTATTGAGGAGATTCGTGGCATCGGAGACCGTATCCGTGAAAAGGAATTCAAGCCTCCTCCCATACTTTTGGGAGTAATTGCTTGTATCTCTGCCGCCTCTTTTATTAAGTGGTGGCAAAGTATAGCTTCCTATAGGAAACAATCTTCTAATGCTAAGAAACCTGATGTTTGGAAAGTCGATGAAGTGAACGTTGAGACGCTCTCAAAGACACCACAGCAGGCTTGTACCTCACTAGAACAGATCAAGGCTAGAGTGTTCCGTAATGTTGCATACATCGAGATTGACAGTCCTACTGCTGGACCTAGTTATGCTCGAATGGTGCATACAGAGCGGAATTGCTGGCTCACAACCGGTCACTCTATCCCCGACGGCACTTTTGAGTTGAGCGCCACCCTCGCCCCCCCTGGAGGTGTAAGTATCAACCGTACTATCCTTGTGAGTAGTAGTGATGTGTATAGACACCCTGAAAAGGATCTGTGCATGCTCTATCTGCCCGCTATGTTGCCTCGCCGAAGCATTTCCAATTTCTTTATGGATGAGAAGCTTAGCGTGAAGGCTCAGGCCCACCTTTTGGGTCGTGATGAGGAAGGCGAAGTTAGCGACCGTTTGCTTGGCTGTGCCACCCTGCACAAGGGGTTGCATGTTCAGATAGACAAAGATATCGTTGATAACGTCACGTTATGGTTGACTTGCCCTTTGAAGCCCACTCGAGCAGGAGATTGCGGATCTCCATTGATTCTCGAGATTCCTGGAGGCTTTACCATAGGAGGCTTGCATGTGGCATGGAATTCTGCCCAGAATCAAGCAGCATCTGTCCCGGTCACTCACCAGGATATAGCTACTTTTTTGGCAAAGATCCGTCCACTAGCTCTGTCTGAGGGACACGTTGCACTTTCGCGCCCCTCAAGCAGACAAAACCCCTCTATTTTGCCCCTGAGCGAGAAGTCGCCACTGAGGTATTTAGAGGATGGCGTCGCTGCTGTGCACGGCACTCTGGACTGTCCAGGTGTTAGGTACAGATCGAAGGTCGGTCCCACACCGGCTGCTACCTTTTTGGCTCAGCGTGGGATTGTATCTGATATGTGTGCGCCCCTATTGTCTGGTTGGAAACCACCTCGCATTGCTCTGTTAGCACTCACCAACCCGGTGAGCGAGATGGATCAAGGTTTAGTGACTCAGGTCGCGGCCTCTTTCCTCCATGACATCCTTGAGGGTATAGATCCAGGCGAACTTGCGAAAGTGAGATTGCTTACGGATCATGAAGCCCTGAATGGGATACCAGGTGTGCGTTTTATAGATGCTATGAAGAAGAACACTAGCATGGGCTTTCCATATAATGAGCCCAAAAACAAACACCTACTCCCCTTACCCCCTGATGAGGACTATCATCATCCGTTTGTATTTCCGGATGAAGTCTATCAAGAGATGAGGGATATAGAAGCTACCTATCGAAGTGGCACAAGATACCACCCGGTTTTCAAGTGCCATTTGAAGGACGAACCAGTAAAGCCTGCCAAGCGAGTATCCGGGAAAACCCGGGTCTTTGCTGGAGCCCCTGTGGGTTTCAGTATGGTTATGCGACAGAGACTTCTGAGCCTAGTAAAGATGATCCAAGAAAATCCCTTCTTGTTTGAGTCTGCGCCTGGCATCAACCCCATGTCCTCTGAATGGTTCGATTTGTATCAATATGTCACCACCCATGGTGTCCACAGGATTGTTGCTGGAGACTATGGAAAGTTCGATAAGCGAATGGCTTCTTTTCTGATACTGGCTTCTTTTGGAATCTTGTTCGACATCTTGAAGAGGTGCCCGAATTATGATTACGACGAGGAGATTCTGCGAGGGATAGCAACTGACACAGCTTACCCTACAATGGATTTCTTTGGAACCTTTCTCACGTTCGTTGGATCCAATCCTTCAGGACATCCTCTTACGGTGATTATCAATGGTATTGCCAACAGCCTCTATATGAGATACTGCTATGCAACCTTGAATCCCGCTCAAGAGGCTGATTCTTTTAAGAACAATGTGAGTTTAATCACGTATGGTGATGACAATATCATGAGTGTTTCGGAAAACATCTCCTGGTTTGACCACACCAAGATCGTGAAGGTTCTTGCCAATATCGACGTGGAATATACGATGGCTGACAAAACATCCCAGAGTGTCCCCTTTATTCACATGGATCAGGGTGACTTTCTCAAACGGAAGTTCCAGCTGTCGACCACACCTGGCATCTGTTTTGCGCCCCTAGATACGGCTTCGATCGAGAAATCGTTGTGCGTTTGGGTCAAATCCAAGACAGTTACTAGTCAAGAGCAGTATGTATCTATTGTGTCCTCTGCCTTGCGGGAATATTTCCAGCATGGACCAGAAGTCTACAGTCGAATGCGTTCTGTTCTTCGTGAGACTCTCACACACCTCGGGTACTTTGCCCAAGGCTGGGCGCAGGACTCCCTATTCCTCTCGTACGAGACGATAATGGAGTCCTGTTACCCGGACCAATGTGCCCTCTCTAACTAGAGAGGTGCCGGCCTTCGGGCCCGGCTACGGTGGTAACCCGATAAGCACACCCACCCCCTTTGCGTCAGTATTTTGCAACCAATGTGTTTGTTGATTTCTCACATTTACAACTTTTTCGCAGAGGGCTCCGAATGTCCCTACTTAGGGAGGAGATAGAGCTCCAACAAATCAAATACGGCTGCAGGTTTGAGCAAACCTGTGGCTTAGAAAATTGCTCGCTACTAACACAACAAATAGCATCGCGTCAGCAGGTTCACAGCAATCTGTTCACGCACAGGGAGACAACAATCATGTCACCCACCAACAGGAGCAAATCGTGTTCCGTGATGAAGCTCCAGGAGACTCAGTAGAGTTTTCTTACATTGCGGACAAGACATTTGACGATGGAGCCCACCCCATGGGCCAACTCACTGATGTCTTGGCACGACCTCAACTCATTCACACGTATACCTGGGACTACGCGACTTCTTTCGTGCAGTCGTTTAATCCCTGGACGGAATTTATGAATACGCCCTTTATGAAGGCGAAGATGGCACATTACGGACTTATCCGGTGCAACCTCCGCCTGAAATTTTTGGTGAACGCATCTCCGTTCTATCATGGAGACGTGTTAGTGAGTTACACGCCCTCGCTGGTGACTTCCACCAACGAGTATGGTACACGTTTGGCTATAGGCAATGACAATCACACTCTGATGTCAATGTCTCAATTGCCACACGTTCACCTCGTGTCCGCTGCCTCCAGAGGAGCAGAGATGACTCTGCCCTTCTTCTATTACAAGAATTGGCTTTCGACCACGGATGCTGATGAACACACCCAGATGGGTGTTGTCAACATGAATTCGTACGATGAGCTACGTTTTGCCAATGGAACTCCCGCTGCAGGTGCCAAGGTGACTATCCAAGTGTACGTTGAAGCTTTCGACGTGCACGTGGCTGGTCTAACCCAGGCTACCTTGCAAAGCGGATCGGGAGGTAAGCGACGCAATTACAAACCGAAAAGAGCAACTTCAATGACGGCGCCACCTAGTGGTCCTTCAGATGAGTATAATAAGCCGGGTCCTGTGGAAGGGATTGCGAATGCCGTCGCTAGCGCGTCAGGTGTTTTGTCGTCTATTCCCCAGATAGCCCCTCTAATGATTGCTACATCAGCTGCTGCTACCACCTTTGGCAAGGTGGCACATCTTTTCGGTTGGTCTGATCCACCTGTCATTGAGAATGCGAGACCATTCAGGAGTGAGCCCTTTTTTGGGTTAGCAAATCCTGACCTCTCCACTTCCGTGGCCAAGTTGACTCTTGACTCCAAGAATGAGTTGACTGTGGATCCCAGGACCGTGGGCCTAGATGGAACTGATGAGTTGTCAATAGTCAACTTCTGTTCCCGTCCTTCGTACATACGTAAGACAATCTGGAGCTCTACGCAGAGTCTAGCTGTGCCTTTGCTTAGTTTTACCGTTACGCCTAATCTTTGGCGTCGGCATTCTTTCTCAGCCAGCGACTATGAAATATCCGCTACCCCAACCCACCACATCGCACAGATGTTTACATGGTGGCGCGGAGATATCATTTTCAAGTTCCGAGTTATCTCGACAGTCTACCACAAAGGGAGGCTGCGGGTGTCTTGGGACCCTTATCAAACGAATACTAACGCGAGTCAGACTGAAGTTTTCACTCGTATTTTCGATATCGGGCTCGATTCAGAGTTCGAGGTGAGGGTCCCATGGCTTCAAGCTCAGGCCTTTAAGAGGACACGTGAGTACAATACTGTCTCTCAGTATCTAAATGACACACATGTCGTTAACGGTACATCAGTATTTGACGACGCTTTCGACAATGGAGTATTGTCAGTCAATGTACTTACTGAACTCACTGGCCCCACTTACCCAGCTGAGGTTGCTTTAGTAGCCTGGGTTGAAGCAGGTGAGAACCTGGAATTTGCCGGTCCTAAACAAGTATCGCCCATACACCATGTTGCTCCCAGCTTTCTGACACAGAGTGGCCGCTTCGTGCGCCAATCTGGGACATCAGCAGTTATGAATGTCATTACCAACGTCGATGATGAAATGGAAAAGACAAAACAACTAGCTGATGCCAATGATGAAGCTGATGGCATGTTTATGGTGAATATGGGTGAACGCGTAGTGTCCCTTAGAACTCTCTTGAGGAGATCCTGTCACCTCATTTCTTTTGCCAGCAACGCTGTGGCATCAGGAGAGATTTCCAAGAATTTTCTCTCTCTACGCCGCCAGCCTCCCTCGAACGCTGACAGCCTCTGGGGCTGGTTCAGGGCTGGACCGCAAGCAGAAGAGAGGTTCTATCCTGTAAATTGGACCTATGCTACTTGGATTTCGTGTGCTTTCGCTGGGGAGCGAGGCGCACACAACATTGCAGTTAACGTGAATTCACGTGAACCTGCTACAGAGATCTCCATCAGGAGGCAACCGAATGGTGAATGGACAAATTCCAATCACTACACCACAGTATCGACCCCATCGGCACATTCTTTTGTGTCAGATGGAACAACCTCCACCATAAGTTTTATCAATGGTGATAGAGCTAAAGTTAGCTCTGAGGTGGAAGATAGTGGAATGTCCGGTTTATCTCTAGTCAACAGTCACACGCAGACAGGAGCTGTGGCTGCGTTACCAATGTACTCACCGTACAGGTACCTCCCGCCATGTTGCATGGCAGGAGCGACGCCCGCTGGGACTCAGGAAGGTTGGTCGAAAGACTCAGTTTCTGTTATCACTAAAATCAACAACACGTCAGCCGTAACCATTCGGCCGACTGTGGATCTGTACTATAGTGCAGGAATTGATTACCAACTGTTTTTCCAGCTCAACGTTTTACCATATTATGTCTTCGACCCACATGTGGCCGTCGGCTTATGATTTTATCTCCTAGGCAAAGCTAGGATTATGGTACTACTACTACATAGCGCGGGTATGTAGGTCTCTCTACGAGATTTAAGAACACCGATTGTATCTTTCACAAGAAAGGAAGTTTTTGTGAAGCCTTAGGGCAGAATAACTCAGATACAATTGTGTCTGAGGATTTTTAATTCCTTTCTCGCGGATTTTATAAACGGTGGTGTCGAGCCGCCTTTTTCCCAAAAAAAAA